TCTCTAAACATACCTTTTAAATCAGAATTAGGAATAATATTTCCATTATTAGAAGGAACAAATAGTTCTGGACCTTTTTCACCAACAATATAAGGAACTTTATCGTTTACAGGACCACCGCTTGCTTTTCCAGTAAGAAAGCTAAGAAATCCGCCAGCAAGTGACCCAACTTTTCCAATAAGTCCTCCGCCAATGCCCGCTATTCCAGAAACGGCTTTACTAAGCCCCGTAAACACATCAATTAAAGGTATAGCTGCATCTGCAAGTCTAGACAGAGCACTTGCTGCGTCATTTGACAGAGTAAATCCTGTAGCCGCGCTTGGCGCACTAAGCGCTGATACACGAGCAGCGTTTGCTGTTCTTGTACTAAGACTGTTAATTGCTTTAGTAGTAAAGCCTTGATTTTTAAGGGTAGTTTTGCTAATAGTACCTAAAGCAAGTCCATTATTTTCTGCTTTAACATACATAGCTGTTTGAATGCTGGCTCTAAGACCTGGATCACTACCAAAATAAAAATCAAGCAAACGAGCAAGCCCGTTACCAGGTTCAAGCATGATGTCAAGGTCAGATGACGTAATTGGCGCAGAACCTACTTTTTCTCTGTTTACTTTATTCCATACAGCGTCTGCAATTTCATTAAAGCTTTTCATACTTCCGTCTTGATTACGAATTTGAATACCAATACCCAACAAATTATTAACGCTTCTACCTTGTTGTAGCGCTCCATAAGCTTGTAGCCCGCCAGTTAAACCAAGTCCTGGAGTAATATTTGACATTTGCGAAACGCCAGCCATAACACTATTAGAGCCGCCCATAAAATTAGGAGCTGCTAAGCCAGCGGCTTTTGCATAAGATAGAGCACGAGTTGCATCTAACTGGTCTGTGACTGTGCCCATGCGGTTCATTTGATTTTGCATATTGGTAACGTTGTTATAGTTACCTCCGCCAAATCCCATAGCTTTAGCGCGGTTTGTAAGAAGGTCTTGTTGAATTAATTGATTAGTTCCAGGAAGCGCACTAGATGCTATTTGGAATGCCGCCATTGCCCCAGCAGCATTAATAGCAATTCGGTTTCCGTCACCATTACTATTAAACTGACCGTTTGCCATAGTTGGGCCAATAGGAGGCGGTGCATTTTGAGCTACTTTGTTGGTGTTGTCGCCCCCACCATAGCTTTTTGCACCAATTGTGTTTAAGTTACTGACTATGTTTTGAACAATATTTTTTAAATTGTTCATTGAAGGGATAACGCTATCGGTAGCGCGTTTTAAATTGGCAGCAAAAGCACCAGCATCGCCACCCAGATTCATACTGGAACGTGTATCAGCCATAGTCACCTCCTAGTTCGTTGTGCTCGTTCTAACCAATTTTTTCTTTCTCTAGCTGATAATGAACGTATATCAGTTAAAGTCCAACCTGTATAAGTTCTTGTTAGAACTTCATATTCGTCAAGAAGATACTCGTAGTCTTGTTTGCTATACGCGAAACAAATCTAGAAGGCCAAGTGGTAGTTCAATAGCTTCACCACAGGCCTCACAGTCCTTCTTCACCTCCCCGAGGCGTGGTCCTGGATTGCGGTCCAAGATACTTTCAATAAGAGTTTGACGGTCTGCCATACCTAATGACAAAACTGTTGATGCGCCTGCGGAAGGTTTTCCATCTATAGATAAAAGGCAACCACTGAGAATAAGAGTATTAAGCTCAGCAGATGTTTTTTCTGTATTTTCCATAATTTTTTTTTGGGTTAATCCGTTAGGAAGGGTTACTTTTGCAACGCCTTTCTTTGTTGAAATTTCCCAAACTCTATCTGCAATGGGGTCTTTTAACGTTTTAACTGGCACATCATCTATCAAATGAACTGAGACATCTTGATCTGTTAAACATCCTGGACAACGAACTTTTAAAGCCAGTTCGTCACCAAAAGTAACGCGACGAATACCAATTAAAATGGCGTCTCTATCTCCAGAGAGCAATGTATCTAAATCATCTTTTGCCACTTCGCGGTTACCTAATTTTATTAGACCGCGCTGTAACAATACATTTAAAGCTTTACCTGTAGAGCCCGCTTTTTGGATTGCTTCCTCATCGGCTCCAGTAAGCTCTTGAACGTCTACTGTTGTCAATACATTGCCGTTCTGTTCAATAAAACCACCTGGTAATTTTATTTCTGATTCTGAAGGGGCCCGAGTTTCAATAACCTTTTCGGGCTCCTCCATCATCTTTTGCGCAAATTGATTTACGAGTTCTGCATCAGTAATAATTTCTGGCACGATTTATACTCCTAGTGTTAGTTAATTAAACTTGCTGTGATAAAGCTGGATTACGATTTCCTGCAGCATCTGTGAAATATACAGATAGTCCTTCATGAACTAGTTGCATAGTTTCAAACAAAATAGCTCCATTAGTTGCATCTAGACCTGTGTAGTTTAAACCAGTAATCCATGCGTTATGGATTTCAAATGCCATTTTTGTAGTAGCACTTACTACTGTTGCATTTGGGTGGTCTTGTACGTAAATTTTAACATTTACGCGAAACCCCTTACCAGCGCCAACTGCAAGACCTTCACCAGAAGCTGCGGCAAATAATCCTCGCATCCAGGTGATTGCTTGATCGTTGCCTGAGAGAACGCCACGGCTAAAGGTTACTGGAGTGAACGTAGTCATTCCAGGAATCTGATGCACGGTGGTGTTGTATCCGCCTTCGCGGTATTGAATAGCCTGTGTTGCAATTGAAAGGCCGTCAATACTTGTAAAACCGCCTACCCAACCAGAGGTAAGTGACGTGCTAAAAACGCCATCACCTGCTGGGGTAAACTCTGCATAGAACCGAAACGAGCGTAGCGGATCTGTAGCAAGAGACGAGTTAAAGCGTTGGGTGATTGTTTTGTCATCTGCCATTTTATTTTAGCTCCTTACGCTACTGTAACGGTGGTTCCACCGTCATATTGGCCAATTTTGATAACAACGAATTCAGCTGGACGTTGTAGAGCAACGCCAACTTCAATATTAACTTCGCCATTATCAATCTTATATTGTGGGTTGTTACCAGCATCGCACTTTACAAAGTAAGCGACCTGAGGGGTTCCTCCGCGAAGGCCACCTTGTGACCAGTAGCTAGTTAGGAACGAACTAACAGTTGCTGTAATCTGACGCCATAGACGTTCATCGTTTGGCTCAAAAATTGCAAAACGTGTTAAGTCTGATAGAGATTTCTCTAAGTAAATTAGAGAACGGCGTACAGGCACATATCTGTCTACGTATCCTGCTTTTAAAGTACGAGAACCCATAACCACGATTCCAGAACCTGAAATATAACGGATTGCGTTAACAGGTGCGGCAGCGGTGTTAAGTGAGTCTAGGTCAGCGTTAGATAGAGGTGTTACTGAAACCGCACCAGCAATGCGTGATTGTAAACCAGCAGGTGCTTTAAATACTCCGCGAGAAGCATCAGTAGCTGAGTAGATACCTACAACCGCTCCACCAGCGCCAACAGTTTTGGTAGCACTTGCTGGTGCTCCCACTGGTGCGCTTGGGTCAGAGATTGTGATCTGTGGATAATAAACAGCTGCATATGAACTAGCTGTGTACGAAGCCGCTAATGTAATTTGATTAGCTGCAGTGTCGTTGACTCCGTCTACTACTACAAACACGTCATTTAAACGAGTTGTGCCAGTTGCGTACGAGATTGCTCCATTAATTGTTGTAGCATCTGTAACGCCAGGGATATTAAGAACCAAGGATTGACGAATTGTATCGTAACCACTTAGTGAGTTAATAATGTTTGTGCTGGTAATTGTGCTGCCATTAGCACCAGATGCAAGGCTTGTATTAGCTTGAACAGCTGGATTGTCAGTAACGCCTGTAGCACTGTCTAAAGCATCAGCTACTGCAATGTAATTTGAGTTGCCATTGATTACACTAACTACGTAACGACCATCAGTAGCTACCATGGATACATCTGTCCAACGTTCTACAATATAAGCATCTGTAGAACCGCCATAATAGACAGTAATGTTAAAGTATGGTGATATTGTTGAATCGGTAATTGTAATGTTAACGCTGTTGCCCCATGTACCTTCATTAAGAGCATTTACTATTAGTGTGTTTACAGGGGTTCCAGATGTGCGGTCAACAAGGGTACGTGTTGCTTTAGCAGCAGATGAACCTACTACACGATTTACATACGCTTGGCTTCCACCGTTAGCAAAGTATAGATACACAGCAATAGGTAGGTTATTGCTTGCAGTTGTGTTCCAAGAACCAAATAAGTTTACATATTGGCTCCAAGATGTAATTAGAGTTGGTGTTGTAGGTCCTCGGTCATTAGCGCCAACGAATGCGGCTACTGATGTTGAGGCAGGTCCTACCACTGATTGAATTGGGTTTAACGTTTCCTGAACGTATACCCCAGGGCGAGCAAATGCCATTTTATAATCTCCTTAGTTAGGCAGTAGTGACGATTGATGGGACGGGTGTGAATCCAGCTGGGATATCCGAAGTAGTAGCGTTGATCTTTGTTGTTTGAACTTGTTTGGTAGCAGTAAGCGCTTGACTAGGTGTCATTTCACTTACTACACGGATTGATAAAGCGTTACGCAAAAGGCGACGGTTACCAGTTTCACTAGTAACAGTATCTCTTTTAACGAACCCATCAAGGAACATAGAACGGTTAGAGGACTCTGTCCCTAGCGCGTTTGGCACTGTTAAGTAGCCGTACTTTGATGGAAATTTATTTAGCAGTTGAAACATGATTGAACGGTCATGTCGTGGATGACGAGTAAATGAACTTACTTGATACATAAGGTCATACGCCACTGGAGTTTGATAGGAATAAGATTGCCCACTTACCGCGGCTATGGTTCCTCGGTAGTCACTATCTTTGAGGTAGCCGTAAGTTTGACGATACTCAGCAGGAAGGATGTCAATAAGGTCAATTGTAATATATGGAAAGTCTTGAGTACGAATTTCTACATCAGGAAATCCAAACCATACTTTTACGGCGCGGGTTTGGTTTTTATCATCAGATACAGTGATACCTGATAGAAGAGTTTTAAGAGCTAAATCTTCAGCAACTATAAATGGGTTAGACATTATTCAGCCCCTATTAACATATTGCTAAACATTTGACCGCCTGCGTTTCTACTTATGTAATCATCAATTCGGGCAACAAAAGGACGCAATACAGCGTTAGGTAGGTCGTTAAGATCGCCAAATTCTAAGTAGTCAATCTCTGACGCTAGCTTGTCTGGATAGGAAATAGTGACATTTCCATTTTGCGCGATAACCGATAGGAAGTTAACAATGCGCTCAGGCCAGCCAGAGTTGCGGGCTAAATTTCTAAGTTCAAAGGTCAAATCACTTAAAAGTGATTGAGTGTCTGAGTCAGATAGATAAGGTAGTTTATTTTTTGCGGACACGCTTAATAGCTTTCCCTGCCAAGTACGCCACACCCAATTTTAAAAAGATATCTTTGTCTTCATGCGGAAGGTTGTCCGCAATAGCCTGCGCAAACTCTATGTCAGAGGCGCGGTCAATGTTTTTATCCATAGACAAATCTCCTTAGGGGAGGCAAGATACTTCGCAAGGGTGGAGCTGTGTTATCGCACGATAACAATATAAGGATAAATGAAAAAGCCCCACAAAGTGGGGCTTAGTCTTACTTCTTTTTAACTTTTTTAGCTAAAGCCTTATCCATCTTGACATCTTCTTTAGCTGATGGCTTCTTCTTATCCATCTTCTTATCAGCTTTTTCAAACGCTGCTTTTTGCTTAGGAGACATGCCTTTTGTTGTCTTTGCGTCTTGCTTTTTATCAGCAGACTTTGACATAGGCTTCTTTCCTGACATCTTGCCTTTCATTCCAC